ATGGTTCTTATCCGCTGCATTGGCTGTGGTGCGTGGTTGCGGCAAAGTATAGTCCGCTGTGGCTTCTGCGGCGCAACGGTGCGTATGAGTAAGCGTGCGATGGAGGAAGATGCAGCAGCAGGAAATGCAGGTGGCGAAGATGACAGCGAGGAAGAACACGCCGAAGAAGGACGGTAGTGGCGGTGGGACGGGCAACACGGGGCGTGGCGGCTGCAAGAAGCCGAAGGGTACGCGGCAGGGGAGCAAACGGAGGAAGAAGCGATGACGTTGCAGCGTAACGAAGGCGACAACGAGGAGCGTGATGACGATGGCGACGGTGACTGAGGCGAGCTTGAAGCAGGATGCGCTGGAACTTTTGAGCAATGTGATGCAGGTCGGTGAGCACGACTACGGCCAGGACCAGCTAGACACGGCGCTGGATGTTCTGGGGATACTGCGGGATCAGGATGATGGGGCGTCGGCGGCGATAGAAATATCTGCCGAAGATGCGGCGGCAATCATGGCGGCTGGCCGGGCGGATGGATCGTCGGAGACAAGCTCGTCCGGGTCGGTCAAAACCGACTTCATCCCCCGGATGTCCGACTACGAGGCGCAGGGCGACACGGCCCCGGCGGAGGGCATGACGCAGCAGGATACAGTCGAACTTCTGACTGCTTTGGCGGTACGACTGCACCGCTTTGCAGATGAATGTTCGCGCAGGGCGGCAGATGGCTCGCCAAATGAGTCGGCGCACGATACAGGAAGAAGTGATGCGTATCGCGATTCCTGGGGGCGAGTCCTGCACGTACTGCGCCGAATCGCAGACGCAGGCAAGCTGGTGTCGACGACGGATGGTATAGACTTCGACGAAGTGACCGATGCGGTAACGCGGCCAAGTGATGCGGAGCGGGACGCGGAGCAGGATGATGACTGACCACTATCGGAGAACACCGGCGAAAGGCGGGCCGCGCCTGTCGGACATGAAGCGGAGCGTTGGAATGAAGTATCCGGAGGATCCTGAGATGACGTTCGAGGAAGGCGCGCAGGTGATTTTCGATCGCGCGACGCAGGGCGGCGAGAAGTTCACGGACGCAGGGCTGCTTACGCAGATGATAGAGGTGGCAATGACGTGGGATGGCAAAGGTGCGGATGAAGCGCGGCGGGTATGGAGTAGGGGCGGCATGGACGCGCGGTGGGAGTTCTGCCGGAGGATGGGAGGCGCGTTGCGACATTGACTGCTGATGAGAAGGAGAGCCGGATGACCAACGAGACGCAGGGGACTGACATAGCGGAGCGCATACGCGCCCGGGAGCGCACAGCCCACGCGGAGCCGACGGAGGTGCCGGAGCGCATGGCGTCACTCTTCGTGTACGTGGAGCCGCTGACGGGGCCGGACAAGGGCAATGGTGATGTGAAGTGGTATCTGGAAGGCGACCGGGGGTTGGTGGCGGAGAGTGTAGCGCGGCTGGTGCGGGACGGTGAGCCGCTGCTGGTGCTGACAGGACGGAAGGGTGACTACGGGGTAGTGCGGGAGCGGAGAGAAGCGGTGGCAGCACTGGCGGCGGTAGACCTGGGGCGGGCGCGGGACGAGGTGGAGCTGCTGTGGCGTGATCCCGAGGTGCGCATAGCTGTGCAGGATGATGTTGCTGGTTTTCTTTCTAGTCTTCGTGCGTTCAGCCTGCGGCTGGTAGGTATCAGCCGGGAGGCGGAGTTCGGTCGGGCGTACCGGCGGGTGCTGAAGGCGGAGGCGGATGAAGAGAAGCAGGTCACTACTGAGGAGGGCTAACGATGAGGGTAACGGTTGATCGTATGTGCAAATGCGGGCGGTGTCATTACAGCGCAGATGTTGGCTGGACGATGCGCATGTTTGAGGATTTGGGCGCAGCGCAGAACTATACGGAGATGTACAACAGCAACATCGCAGACAGCGGCGCCCGAAAGCTGCCGCCCTGCACTGACCTTGATGTATGGCGTGCGCCGATACCCGCCGCGCACAAATTCTGTTCATACTGCGGGGAGAGCTTGGAGGCCCCCCAATGAAGCGCCGCACCGTGTTGACGGTCATGTGGGCATTGTTTCTGGTGAGCACGAAGTTGTTCTTCGCGGTGGCGATCTTCGCCTCGCTGGTCTATGCGCTGGCGGTGCTGGGATGCTGGTACGTGGATGGCTTCATCTACGACTAAGGAGGCGTTGCTGTGACTTTATGGAGCGAGCAGGAAGATAAGCCCGTGAAGGCGCGGGGGCTGAAAGCGTTGGGGCGGTTCATTCTACGTTGCGCAAATGGGATATTGCGAATACTGGTACGCGGGTAACGTCATCTACGAGTGAGGAAGCAGGCAATGACCACTCCAAACTTCCTACCGAACCGGACGCAGGAGGAACTCCAGCAGGAGGTGCGCGACATCGGGAAGGCGCTCGACAACTACAGCAATGCGTATGATTCCATCGGCGCATTTGTGAAAATGCTTTCTCAGTTCGCCGTTGATCCCGGAAGTGTGTTCCGGTCGCCGGAGTTTCAGAAGGCCTACATGAAGAAAGTCGCCGAAGAGCAGGGGAAGAAGTGTCTGAGCATCGGCGGCAAGGAATATGAAGTCGCGGACTGGACGATGGAGCTTGATAACGAGGCCGACCAAGGAGGATGCAACGAATGACCACACGCCAGGTTGAGAAGCTCGCGGCCGAATGGCAGCACCGTTTGAGGCTCGACGATTGGGACATCGAGGTCGTCGCGATTGCGGCTGAAAAGGTGGACCATCAGCTTGAGTGTTATGGCCTCTGCTACACAACGAAGAATGCTCGGGCAGCTAAGATCATGGTTGCCGCCGGCCAAGTCGATCCCGAAAACACGGTCATCCACGAATTGCTTCATCTGGTGCTTGATGAGGTATCTCGCGTACACGAGCGCGCTGCAGATCAACTCGGCGCTGATGGCGGAGAGATTTCGCGGGCCAACTATAGCACCGCAGAGAACATCACGATACAGTCGCTGACGGAGACATTGCTGAAAGTGCATCGGGGCATAAAATAAGAAAGGGACCTATATACATAATCACCCCGCCCTGTAATGTGGAGCGAGAAAGCGAGGTTGGCAACATGAGCACGAGCACAAAGACAACGTCGGGCAATGCAGTTGCACACCCATCCCACTACTGCCCGTGTGGAATATTGGCAGTAGAAATCGAGAATGAGGAGGGGCAAGAAGAATATGGTATCAGCTTCGCGGGTCCAAACCCCGACGAAGATGAGTACGTTGCTATGGTGGACGAAGCAAGCGCAGTCAAGCTGGTGGGCCTACTTCAACTATGGTGTCCCCAGTCTCGGCTAACAGCCCAGGGCTTGGTGTGGGTTGACCACGTGACGAACTCGTCGGGATCGAAATGATCCTCAAGCACGACCATTGTTTTGATCCGTTCTGCTTTGAGGGGCAATGTATGCCTACCTGTATCGCTGTCATAATCCCACACCCAATAGCGTTTGTCGCGGTCGTGTATGTTGCGGCCTGGGGCATAGTCCATTGGCGCGCATACACGGGTGATGTATTGGCCGTCTTTGCTTGAGAAGAATGTGATCCTGAGTTTTATCTTCTCGTGAATGGCTTGGATGAACTTGCTTTTGAACATAGTGGGCCTCCCTGGTGCTGATGTTGGCTGGCTGTATCCCATTCGCCGTGGAGGCCCATATCACCTACACCAACTGCAGCGGGGAACCTATTTGATTATAGCACTTGACAACCCTAATGTGATCCACTATAATGGGGTCATAGTAGGAGATGGGAGACGACTGAATATGAGCAAGAGCATCGAAAGTATTGCGGGCCTCAACGACAGGTTTCCCGACGAAGAGGCCTGCCGCGAGTATTTCGAGGGCATCCGGTTCCGCAACGGGGAGTACTGCCCCCACTGCGGACACACCGCAATCTACCGCTTCAAAGACGGCAAGCGGTTCCGGTGTGCAGGGTGTCGGCGCGACTTCACCATCAAGACCAAGACCGTCTTTGGCGAGAGCAAGGTCTCGCTCCGCAAGTGGTTCTTGGCAATCTACTTGCTCACGACCTGCCGCAAGGGCATCTCTTCGGTGCAACTGGCAAAGCAGGTGGGGGTCACCCAGAAGACGGCATGGTTCATGGACCATAGGCTCCGCGAGGCAATGAAGCAGAATGGTGGTCAATTGTTCGGCACCGTAGAAATCGACGAGTGCTACATTGGTGGTAAGGCCAAGAACATGCATGCTCGCCAACGCCGCGAGAGAATCATTGGGCGCGGGGCCGTGGGCAAGGCCCCCGTGTTCGGTCTGGTTCAGCGGGAGGGCGATGTGCGGGCCACGGCGGTTGCCAACACGGGGATGCGCACCATCGAGCAACATGTCGTGACACAGGTCCAACCCGGCACCAAGCTTTACACCGATGAGTTCGCTTCTTACAGCCGACTGGGGCGTTTCTTCGGGCACGAGACCGTGCAGCACAAGATAGGTGAGTATGTCCGAGACGGGCTCATTCACACGAACAGCATTGAGAGCTTCTGGGCTCTGTTCAAGCGTGGTTACATCGGTATCTATCACTGGATGAGCGAGAAACACCTACAGCGATATCTCGACGAGTTCACCTATCGCCTCAACACAAGCAACGCCAATTTTGGCGAGACGTTTGCAGGTATACTGGACAGAGTAGCGAATACAAACTGGCTGGCTTACAAGGAGTTGACGGCATGCCCCGACCACAGAAAGTGATGAAGCCGCTCGCTGGAGACCTCGATAGTGTCCTGGCGGTGATAGCCGACGAGAACAGGCCCGCCCTACAAGAAGTTGTTGCTCGTCCGTTCGTCAAGTGGGTTGGAGGCAAGCGATCAATTCTGCCCGAACTGTTGGCGAGGCTGCCAGCTTCCTACACTACCTATCATGAGCCATTCATCGGAGGCGGCGCTCTCTTCTTCGCTGTGCAGCCCCAGATCGCCTATTTGTCGGACGTGAATCTGCCTCTGGTTTTGACATTCCAGGCGGTGCGCGATGATGTCGATGCGCTGATTGCTGAGTTGGAGCGCCACGCGGCCAGCCACAACAAGCCCTATTTCCTGAATGCGCGGAAGGAGTTTGGCCGTGAGACAGACGGGACGAAGTTGGCGGCACTCTTCATCTACCTCAACAAGACATGCTTCAACGGTCTGTACCGCGTCAACAAGAGTGGCCTCTTCAACGTCCCTATAGGAAGCTATACCAACCCAACCATATTGGACGAGGCAAACCTTCGGCAAGTCTCACAGGCATTACAGTCCGCGACGCTCAAGCAACACCCATTCCTCCAAGTGCCACTCGAGGAGGGCGGCTTCTACTATCTTGACCCGCCCTATCATCGGACCTATGACGGCTACGACAGCAGTCGTTTCGGGGACACCGATCATCAAGAACTTGCTAATTTCTGCAGCGGGTTGAAGAAGGCCGGTGCCTACTTCATGATTTCCAACTCCAATAATGCCTTTGTGCGCTCGCTCTACCGCGAGTTCCACATAGAAGAGGTGCAGGCATCCCGGTCCGTGTCCTGCAAGGGAGACCAGCGTGGCAAAGAGACAGAACTCATCATCCGCAACTACAAATAGCGGGCAGCAAGCCAATAAGACGGGTAACCAGCTTGAGGAGTTCGTCGAAAACGCTCTGGTGAGTAAGGGCTATATCGAGTTCTCAGGCAACAAGGCGCTGGCATTCGCGAACATCGGTATCCTGGGCGGGAAGCAGTACATCAAACAACTGAAGGTTGGGACCACCATCTACGACACAGACCGGAGGTGCGATTTCTTCGTTGTGAACGAGCATTTATTCGCCGATGGCCTTGTCATTGAGTGCAAGTGGCAGCAACGTAGCGGTTCGGTTGATGAGAAGTACCCATTCCTACTTTTCAACATTATGAAGGCAGGCATAACCACGGTAGTTCTGTTGGATGGTGGGGGATACAAGCCTGCGGCGATGGAATGGTTGAAGCGTCAAGCCGACCCCGTTGCCGCCCTCATCGCCGTTTGGGACATGAGCGAATTTCAGAAGCAGATCAACAACGGCTTTTTTGGTTGAGCGTTAGGGTGACGTTGTATATAGGTCCCTTTTCATTTGTGGGCGGCTTCTGGATTACTGCTCCCGAAGGTCATTGGGCGAGAATGCAGCGTTGGCTGCGATTTAGTGCTACTTGCTCAGTATTGCGGAGAAACAAGCAGGCGCCAATGAGAGAGCCAACACGGAGGCCTCATGCGACAGAAGAGTGAGTTCCAACGCTTTGTTCAAGGCATGGATAGCTTCGATAACGCGGCACCAGCCGATGATACCGACGCCGATCCCGTAGCCTGGATTCGGAAAGTGAAAGGCCAGATTGAGACCAAGACCAGAGGCCTTGCCCCTTTCGACCCCTACCCGTTTCAGGAACAGATTATGCGGGCAGTCGCCTCGGGCAAGGCTTACGTGATTCCCAAGAGCCGGCAGCTTGGCGTCTCAACGGCAGTCGTCGCTGCCTTCGCATGGGGCATCCTTCACCGTCACTCCACTACCGGCATACCGATGCACTGCCACATCGTCGCCAACACTGAGACGGTGGCGGTCGAGCGGTTGCTCAAAATCGCCAAGACGGTCCTCAGCACCGCAAACCTTCCCGACTGGCAACGGGCGAACCTCAAAGGCATCGACCCCGAGACAAACAACCAGGAGATTCGGTACTACACGAGTGGGGCGCAGAACTACATCCGCGCCCACTCCAGCAGCCCGAATGTCGCACGTAGTTTCGACGGTAACGCGGCATTGCTCGAAGAGATGGCCGCGATGGCCTACGCGGACGACATCTGGAAAGCCATTGCCACTATGCTTGACGATGTGCCGAACGCCCCCATCTTCATCGTCAGTACGTTTGGTGGCGATGGGGACCTCTTTTGCGACCTTGTAGACAATGCCAAGGACTTTGGCCTGACGTCGATGCCGCTGAACTGGAAGGCGCACCCGCATCGAGACGCGGCATGGAAGAAGCGGTCGCTCAAGAAGTTCTTCGGGCGCGAAAGCGAGTGGGAAGAGGAACATGAACTGAAGCGGCTGAGGAGCGGGCAGCGCGTCGTGGACATTGGCCTGGTCGAGAAGTGGGCTGCTTCGGCTAAGTACCTTGGCCCCGAACCTATCATCGGCCACAAGTACGCGAAGGGTGTGGACATCGCCGGTGGCGGTCGCGACAACACCGTGCATATCGTCGTGGACCTCAATGCGAATCCCCCACAGGTCATCTATAGTGCGTGCTACGAGCAGCAGGATTCGGCTGCAACGATCTGGGCGATAGAGGAATTGGACAGGCGGTATCCTGGGCCGCTTTTCATTGACGGCACAATGGACACGGCAATAGCAAACCTGGTCGTGGCGAAGAACAAGACGGCGGTGCGCTTCACCGGCGGCAGTGAAATCAATGAAAAAGTCAACAAGGTGCAACGGATGAAATGGCAGAACGTACCCCGCGAGGTGATCCTGAGTTGGACTTCCGCCGACCTCGAACAGGGTCGGATCATTGTGCATCCTGAGCATTTCCCGGACCTTTTTATAGGCCTCAAAACAGCGCAGTCAGGTGCAGGCACGAAGCGCAAGGGCAAGAAAGTTGACGACCTCGACGCGCTATTGTTGAGTGACCTTGGCTTGACACGCGGACCAGAGCGGAATACAATGCCTGCTAAGGCGACGGGTATACCGTCCGACAGCAGACTGCACGACCTTCGCAACATGAAGTGGTGAAGCGTCGAAGGGGATTGAGATGCCAAAACCGTGGCGATACACTATAGGCAACTTCCTCGGCAAACACTTTCCAATGGCGCCTGAAGTATCTGATAAGGCCGCCAGCGAAGGCCCCCCGAATATGACGTGGACCGAGTATCAGGCGACACTCCGCAACAGGAGCAGAGTCAGCAGGTCTGGTGCCACCGACAGGCACGATCTCCCCCGCGTAGTAGTCCATCCCGACGACGTACCGATGCTTGCCGCCGCCGCCGACATTGGCGATGCGGGTGCGCAGAATCTACTGGGCGAGATGGGCGTCAGCGGCCTTGAAGTGCGCGGCGGTCGTATCACCCAGGAGTACAACGCGAAGTTGCAGAACCTCCAGACGCGCATGATTGCTTTTGAGGAAATGCGTCGTTCGGATAGTGCGCCGGCGGCAATGGAGCAGTTGATTACGCTTCCGATCCGGCAGGCGAATTGGGGTCTGGAAGACGGCGATGACAAGGAGCTTTCCGAGAATATCCGCTGGAATCTGTTTGATCCTGCGGGGATGACACATTCTTTCGACGACGTGTTGCGGAAGGCGGTGCTGGCCGTACTCTACGGCTTCACCGTTCACGAGAAGGTGTTCGAGTTCAAGCCGCAGCGCGGTGGGTTCCTGGGCTGGAAGAAGTTCGCGGAGCGGGAGCGTTCGACGGTTCAGAAGTGGCAGTTCGACAGCACCGGTGGTTTACGCGGTCTCGAACAGCGCGGCCGGAATCCCGAAACCGAACAGCCGATAGATGTGAAGATTCCGATAGACCGATTGATGGTCTGGACGTGGCGTGACGAGGCCGGGAACCCCGAGGGCCTTGGTGCGTTCCGGCAGGCGTACAAGCACTTCTATGCCAAGGGCGTGTTCGAGACGTTTGCGGCAATTCGCATCGAGCGGCAGGCGTGTGGAATACCGTTTGCTACCGCACCGGAAATAGGCGCCGATGAGGACGAGTACGACGAAGTTCTGGCGATGCTGAAGCGCATTCGCACGGGCGAGGATGCTGGGATGTTGGCTCCCGCCGGATGGACTGTCGGCTTGCTGACGCTGGGGCCTGCGGATGTGCCGTTCGAGAGCCATATCGAGCGCCAGCACCAGAGCATGCTGCAGACAGTGCTGGGGCAGTTTGTGGGCCTCGCACAGGGTGGCGACGGTGGCGCATGGGCACTGAGCCGCGACAGCAGTTCATTCTTCCTGATGAGCCTGGAGGGAATCGCGGACTGGATTTGCGAGTATTTCAATCGCTATGCGATACGACAGTTGTGCCAGTTCAACACGCCTGAGACGGGGCAGAAGTTGCCGCGACTGGTGCACGGGAAGATCGGGGTACGCGACCTCGACGCACTGGTACGGGCATTGGCTCGCATCTTCGACGACGGCACGAACATGCCGCTTGAAATCGTGAACGCGATGCTCGCGGAGTTTGACTTCGCGCCACTGGATGAGTTGCCGAAGCCGTTGGTAAAGCCGGGGGCGGCACCAGTGGTTGAACGACCTACTGAGACCGACAACGAGGACGGTGACTGAGCATGGTATTCGAGATTTCGATGTTCTGGATTGGTGTGATTTCCGGCGTAGTTGGGCTATTCATTTTATTCTTTGTCCTCCAGAAGCTGGGCTGGCTCGAGGGCAGCGATAAGGACGATGCCTGATGGCGCAGACTGCGGCAACAGATACAGCGATACAGGCGCAGGTCGATGAGGTGTGTCCCGGTGAGTGGCGGGTGCGGTGCGGCAATCCGCAATGTGCTGCGCGAAAGTTTGGTTCTCCCCTTTCCAAGCCGCGTACTATTTGCCGACTTGCTTGCACAGGGCCAGTCAGGATCAGGCTTTTGTGCCCGCGCTGCCACTCCTATAACGTTACCGCAATCGGGTGATTCGGCCTGCGCCTCAGAAATTATGCTTGACATTAGATACAGAGTGGTATATTGTTCTTAGTCGTATAGCCTCCTAAAGGCAAATCAGTAACGACAACTGAATAACAACTGCTTGAATAGCGCATAAAGCCCGGCAGTGTTTTGCCCCCCTCCCGCAAGGGATTGGGACAGAGCATTGGCGGGTTTTTTGTATGCGTGAGAGGTGTTGGCTGAGATGAGCAAAGACACGGCGCAGGCCAGCATAATCTACAGAGCCGATGGTGTGGCGCAGAGTTTCGCGGCAGCGGTTATTGCCGCCGAGGGCGCCGACGTCGCAGAACTGGTTTGGAACCCACTCATCCCGCTCGGCAAGTTCTACCACCCCGCGTTCGGAGATTTCGAGACTACAGAGGCTGACGCGCTGGAGATGATTGCCAATCTGCAAGATGGTCTGCCTGGCGAGCTTGGCATCCCTATTGCCCAAGGCCCAGGCCACCTCGCCCGAAGCGAAGGGGCTTACGGGTGGATCAAAGACATGGATATTCGCGACGGTGTGCTTTGTGCTCAGATCGACTGGAACGCCGACGGTGTTGAGGCCATAGAGAGCAGGCGACTGCCCTACATCTCAGCCAACTGGGCGACACGTGCCGGCGAACATGCGACCTACAAGAAACGCAACCTCGTTTTCAACGCCGCACTCTGCACCGACCCATTCTTCTTCGACCAGCCGGAGTTGCAGGTGGCAGCATCCGAGTACCTCGCCGGCGACGCGGCGATAGCAGCAGCGAAACAATCTCGTGCCGAGAAGGCGCAGGCCAGCCAACTCACACTAGGAGGCGACATGATGGCAAACGAAGAGCTTGTCAAGGAAGCTCGGATCAAGTATGTGGCAGTGAACGGCGAAGTTACCGACGAGGCGTGGGCGGAGTTGACGAAGGACTTCGCTGACGACGCGGCCTGGACGAAGTTCGTGGCCGAAATCAAGGAGCCGGAGGGGAAGCCAGCGGCTGACCCCGAAAAGCCGGTGACGCCCGAGGACGAGCTCGCGAAGCTCCGCAAGGAGAATGAAGCTGCCGCCAAGGCGCTGGCCGCGAGTGAAGATAAGGCCAAGGCGCTCGACGCCGAACTCGTTGATGCGAAGAATGTCGCCGAGAGTCTCGAAGGGCGTCTCGCGACACTCGAAGGCGACAAGGCCGAGGCAGATGTCAAGCAGGAGCTTGCGGCCTCCGTGGTTGACGGGCAGAGGTATACGCCCGCCGCGATTGAGGTTCTGGCCGCCGCCCGCCTCCACCCCAGCGCCGAAACCGCCATCGCTGTCGAGAAGCACATGGCGGCAAACGCTGGGGGCATGGCGATGGTCGCTTTGGCACAAGCCCCCGGTATCACCGCGACGGCTTCGACCGGCGAACTGACCGGCGAGGCATGGCTGGAGGCCAAGGAGATCCCCGAGAAGGACAAGAAGGCCGTCCGCGTCCTCGCTGCATCTCAGAGCATCGAGCTGGAGGCCGCTTACGCCAAGTACCTGGAACCGAAGCCGCGATAGCTACAGCAGCATTCAGTAGCATTCCAGAGCAAGAGAGGTGAGTCGAATGGCAGAGAGTTATGTGAATGAGTTTCCCAATTTCCGGGCAATCTCCGGAGAAGACATCGCGAAGGGTGAGCTTGTGTCCATCTCGAACAGTGACGGGCTGATGTATCTGGCCTGTGCCGCTACCGGCATTGAGGAACTACCCGCTATGGGGGTAGCCGAGGCCGGCACATCGACTGGCGACATGGCGCACGCAAAGCGGCTGGGGCAGATGGATGGCTACAGCAGCTTGGATGCTGGCGCCCCGGTGTACGTCTCCAACACGCCGGGCAACATCAGTGTGACTGCAGGCGACACGAGCCAGATTGCGGGGGTCGCCGTGAGTGACACGCAGTGGATCATCGACCCCGAGATCATCGCGCAGCAGACCCAGCACTAATGAAGCTGAGATTATCGCACACAGATAGAAGGAGGTGGCTGTAATGGCTGGGACGCCTGGCGCATTTACATCCGACAATGTACCGACCAGTCAACTGTACACGATCTTCAAGGATCGCGTCGAGCAGCATAACGAAGCGGATCAGAACTTCCGCGAGCTACTCTGCGACCCCGACTACACCAAACTGACCACGGTGGAAATGTCGTACAGGGGTAAGCAGTTCAAGAAGCTGGGTAACGATACCGACCGTCCCGACATGCAACACACGCCGTACCGTCAGAAGACGCTGGCGGACCCGGTGCGTTGGGGCATCAACGGTAGCATTACACAGCTCGCCTGGACGAAGGGCCTATCCTCGACGAAGATCACTCGCGACCACGAGGAGTCGCTACGGGCCGACTTCGACCTCATCACCCAGGCTTGCCTGCAGCCGTGCCTGACCGACGGCGGATGGTACGATACGACGCTGACGCCGCCACCGTACCAGATGAACACCTTCCTCAGCACGCATGACCACTATGTGGCAAGTGCGGCTGCGGGTGTTCTGTCTCTGTCGATGTTCGCCGCTGACAAGCGGCACATCCAGGAACACGGCTACAAGACCGGCAACATCGTGAGCTTCATTCACGGTGAGCAGGCGACGAACCTCGAAGGTATCGCCGACTGGAACTCCAATGCCTTCGTCTCGACACCGGTGATGGACAAGCTGCAGCAACTCGGCTTCACCACTGAGTTCCGCGCGGCAGGCATCCCGGTAGTCAGTTGTGACTGGATACCGGAGAACTACATGCTGACGGTGGACCTTGCCGCGATGCCGCTGATGTGGCGCATCCCGGAGGGGCCGGAACCCACCCAGGACCTGATCATCTGGGACTCCGAGGTCACGACCCCGAACATCCAGTATCACTGGATCGAGGAATATGAGCGTTGGACTTCGGCCACGATCATCGCGCCGGGTGCAGGTGTCGCTCGTTACCTCAACGGAGGCGCTTGGGTAGATTCGAGTGGCTGGATAACTCCGTAAGAGCAGTAACTGGAGGTGAGCAGCCATGCCGGAGAGTCAGACCTATGGAATTTGCACCGCCGCAGTGATAGCCGCTGATAGTGTAGCGGATGTATTCCCTATCACTTCCAGCCAAAAGCTGTATCGGCTGGATGGGTGGTCGCAGATTACCTTTCTGGTGGACGCAGACGTCGGTGCGGGCGTTGAGTCCGTGGTGTTCGATGTCGAGGTGGCTATTGATAGAGACGGGGACTGGTTTTCCGTTCCCGTCCACGACCTGACCAGCGCCGCTGCCAAGGACGTTCAGGCAGCGAGCGTGACTATCACTGCCGATGCACAGGCGGCGCTGTTTGCGCTGCTGGATTCGGTGCCATTTGTGAGGGTCAATGTCACCAACAACGGAGCAAATCCGGCGACCGTCACCGTATGGGCGGTCGTCGTTTGACGTATACTGAGTCAAAACTGAGGAGGCGTGCATAATGGATGTAGCAAATGTGAGAACTGCAATAATGCCATCTGGTGAAGAGACGCCGGAGCCGGATGTCTATGAAGCGATAGTGCAGGGGCACAATGTGAGCAAGGCGGATGCGCTGAACCATCTGAAGGCGCTGGAGAAGCGGAAGAATCGGCGCGTCGCGGCGACGAAAGACCCCGAGGAGCAGCGGAGTGCGCGGATCACCGCCGAGGCGTGCAGTTCGCTGGTCAGCAGCATCAGCGCCCGGAAGGACCTGGAGAGCAAGCCCGTGGACGTAGACGTGGAACTGGCCGCACTCATTGACGATGGGCACGCGAAGCAGGCGGCACTGCTGGACTCATAGGTGGAATAGCCGATGGCATACATAGACTGGAGCGAAGCCAAGGAGTACCTTGACGAGGACGCCGTGGAATTGTCGGGCGGCGAAATTGACTTTGTGCGCATGACTGAGTTCATCTCGCGGGTCGAGGCGCAACTTGACAATCGGCTGAAGCGGTACATGACGGTGCCGGTGGATGAAACGCTGTCGCCGGATGTGTTTGCGCAGGTGAAGGACGTGTGCGCGATGCAGTCGGCGGCGATGTACCTGCGCTGGGCATATTCGGCGGAGGGGAATGACGAAAGTACGTGGTGGGCCAGCGAACTCGACCGGATGGCGGAGACGCAGATAACGGCGCTGACGACGGGCCGCAGTGCGCCGACGGATGCTGAGGATGCCGCAAGCCCGTTGCAGTACGTGCCGACGGATGGCAAGGCGCAGAGTTCTACGGCGCCGGATGCTCTCTTCACTCGGAGCCAGGTGCCAGGCGGAAGCGAGGCGTGGTGATGATGCGCGGGCGACTGAGAATACCGAGGGCGGCAATAGCACAGCGGGCATTTGCGCAGTACGCGCAACAGCTAAATGCGCGGCTGGCTGACTTGCGCCCGGCATGGGATGCGGTGCGGGCAATCATCTTCGCTTCGACTGCCGACCGCTTCGAGAAGGAAGGGCGCAGAGGCGGCTTCCGCAAGTGGCGGGCGCTGTCAAATACGCCCAACCAATGGTGTGATTGGATGGGCTACAAGGACTGGAAGATGTTGCACTTCCCCGGCAAGCCGATACTGCAACTGACGGGGAGGCTGCGCGACCAACTGACGGGGATTTCGGGCGACCACTTCGAGTGGCGCGAACGCAGCTTTATGATGATCGGCTCCAACTACCCGGTGGACAGCGGTGAGGGCCACGACCTGGGCGGAATACATGCGGTAGGACGCAGGTTCCCGCCGATGCCAGCACGTTCACCCTTTGGCATCACAATAACCGACGAGAAGAACATTGTTGACGCGATTGTTGACTACGTGACGGGGACTTCGACGAGTGGCGCAACGCAGTACCCGATGCCTGAATTGCCGTCCGGCTCAGTCTGGTCTGGGGACTAATCATGTCAGTCAGCAACACCATAGCGGATGCGCTGAAGGACACCCTCGATACGGAGTGGAAGAATTACTCCGACGAGGAGCGGCCACGCTTCTACTCGTCGCCGGAGGAGATCGGTAGCCCGCAATGCCCTGCGCTGCTCATCTTCGACAGCGGCTCCACCACTGAGTTTGAGACCATGCGGGGCACGAACGATGCGGGAGAGCCGCTTGCAGGATGGGTCTCCGAGGATTACGCCTTTGACATGATGGTCTATATCAAGGGACGCAAGAAAGCCGACACGCTGACGAATATGAATGACTACCGGGGGGCTATCAAGGCCCTCTTTCAGGACAAGTTTGACCTCGGGGGGATAGCGGTGAGTGTGAAAGTGCGGAGTGATGAGCCGTCTATGCCCTGGGGCAGTGACTCGGCGATGATGCGGGCGGGTATCGTGCGCATCACGGTCAACGCCTACTCGCTGCAGGGCACGGCAACATTGATTGGAACCGGATAGGAGTGAAGTGAGATGGCTAAACGCTCAGGACATTTGCGATACTTGAACGATCCTGCGGACACATCGAAGCCAGCAGCAAGGTCGTCGGAGGGTGCTGCTGCAATCGCAGCGAAGGCAGCGAAAGCGGCGAATGTAGCCAAGGCCGCGAAGGTGACCGCAGCATCTAAGGCAGCCGAGGAAGCCAATGCCGCAGAACCCGCGAAGAAAGACGGTGAGTAACGATGGCCCAGATTGACGACTACACCGCAATGTATAGCTGGGACCTCATGGCGGGGGTGTTGCAGGCGTGCGTTGACGATGGCGCCAAGTTCAGCACGACCGCTGACTGGAGTACGCAGATCATGCGGTCGGCGGATACCACGCTTGCCGCAGAGGGCTCGCTGACACGGCTCACGGATATGCAGAGCGCGCTGAAGCATACCTCGTCGGCGGCGATCAACAACGCCTTCTTCACCGAGTTCGCCGGCCTGATGTCCAGTATCCAGAAATGGTATATCAGTGGCACGGGCACGGGGCAGGGGTCATTCGCCAGCATGAGCGCGATGTTCGCCGACCGGCACTACCGCGTCCCATTCAACCTGAGTGACGCCTGGCTGCGGGCGCAGGGCACGAGCCTGAGCAGCACGTATCTGTCTTGTGTGGCGGAGGTGATCCTGTGTACGGCGACAATGGCGGGTGCGCCGACTTACGTGTACACCGCCGTGCTCGACACGGATATGAGCTTCGCGCCGCTGGTGGTAGAGGCCGGCTCTCTGATTGGTGTCGCCGACCTGAATCTGGCGTACACCGCGACCTACTCGGATGATACGACGGGTTCCGAGACGGAAGTGATACCCAGCGGCACCGCCGACGAAGCGCAGATACTGATTGCCAGTAACGACGTGACCGGTGACGGGGTAACGAGTGGGAATGACACGGTGCCGATGGGTGCGACGGCGGGGATGGTAGCCGGGCAGCACGTGCTGATACAAGACCGCACGTGGCCGGTGGCGATGACTGCGGACTGCGATGGGGCAGCCTCATTCACCGCAGAGGACACGCTCCCGTTCATACCTGGCGATATAGTCTATTTGCACGACGATGACACCGCCAATGAAGAGGCGACCATCGAGAATATCAACCACGAGAGCAAGACGATCACGTTGACGGCGGCGTGCGCGGGGACGTTCACGACGGCACAGAACGCCTTCATGCGGCTCAAGACAGCCGACGGGTATGGCTGGGCGGAGATTCTGGCAATCGGGACGGTCAACGCGAACGTGAGCCTCGTGTTGGATGATGACCTGAACCATACCTACAGCGACCAGGCGTTTGTGCAGCGGGTCATCAAGAGCGTTGCCAGCGTCGTGCTGACGAATGGCACGAATGGAGACATCGCGAAAATCACGGCGATACCAGACCGCCCAGGCTATGCCACACTGAATGCCTGAGCATTTTGACAGGAGGGGCTTCACATGGCGGACGCATTCATTCCGCACAAGTATTGTAACGTCACCGTGGCGCTGCAAAGCGTGAAGGACACAGACGATGGCACCGCGTACAAGCTGCCGCTGCCTGAGGGCACGGACCTGACGAACAACAAGAATTACACGTTCTTCCAGTACAGCGGCGGTCACTACGGGTTGACGCACTACGAGACCGGCGGCGAGTACATGGAGGGGACGCTGCGGATTCCTTGCATTCCGGGCTATGTCGCGGTGAGCGACTTCAACACCTGGATATGGGGCCGCACCGGCGACTACCACGAGAGCCGC